GAGTTGGAGCATCAATTACTTCATCAAGTTCATCTTCATCAATCTTAGATTGACCTGACAACTTTCTAATATGTCTTAACTCTCTAGCAACTGGGCCTTCATCTTTATCTGCTTCTTCTCTGTCTGCTCTTTTAGGGCCCTTTGATTTAAGCATTCTGTCAGCTAAATCTGCTTCTGTACTATCTTTATACTTAATAGCAGGTGATTCTCCGTCTTTACCTAAACCTTCTTCTATGTCCAATTTACCAAACTTTTCTGCTTTGGCAATATTCATTTTCGTAACTTCATCAAATATGCGTGGATTAATTTGTGGTTTCATTGGCTCACCATCTTTCAATTCTCCCCAACCAAGACAATCATCACATATTCTTATAGGATCCTTCCATCCCTGTAGTATTGCTCCATGACCGTCACATTCTTCGCATGGATCAATGACTGGTGGCATACCTGTAAAATATTCATTAACTGCTTTTCCATCGCCTTTATTAACATCAATAAAAGTAGGGGTAAAACCTGCATCTTTTACAAACTCTGCTAATGAGTCAACTTTAAATGCGTCAACCATTGGCTGAAGTGTGCTTTCTGCTCCCTTTTGATTGAACTTAGCATTTGTTTTTCTTAAATCTGATATTTTATTCCCTTGCATTGCTTCGGGTAAATTGGGCTTGACTTTAGCAGAGCCTTTTGTTATTATATCTAATATGTTACGTATATCATTCATTTGCTTGTCCGCTTTATGTGTAGTGTGCTAATGTATTTATCAATGTTATGAAAAGGTTTTAGAAAATTATGAACATATTTTATTTAGACAGCGACCCAGTTAAATCAGCAGAGTTACACTGCGATAAGCATGTGGTTAAAATGATCATAGAGTACGCCCAGCTTATGTCTACTGCTCATAGAGTATTAGACGGTGACTTATATGAAGACAGAACTGCTAATAATCACCGTATCAAACGTTGGAGACTCAGTGATAGCAATATGGAGAATGTTCTCTACAAAGCATCACATATCAATCATCCGTCAAACATTTGGATTCGATCTAGTGATTCACACTATCAATTTGTGTATGACATGTTTGTTGCTTTATGTAATGAATACACTCATAGGTATGGTAGAGTTCATCTTACTGAGGAAAAACTCAAAGATGTCTTACAACATTTACCCAGCAACATCGCAAATATAAACTTTGTTGACCCTCCCCAAGCAATGCCTGATGATGTCAAAACATCTGACGCAGTTGATGCCTATCAGAATTACTACAGAGTCTACAAGAAAGGCTTTGCTAAATGGACTGACAGAGAGACACCAGCATTTATGAAAAATATATTGGGTAAAGAAAATGTCTCTAAATACATGGACGAGGAACTATATGTTTGAGAAAATAAAAAACGCATTTAAAAAGAAACCAGCACCTACATCGAAAAAGAAAAGTGCTCCTAAACTCTCTGCTAAAGAAACAGCAACAAGAGCGGGTGAACCTTGGGTAGATATACTACAAGTCAATGTTGACCCAGCAGATATCAACAATGGAGCGTTTGAACTTGATTGGAATGATAAGTTCTTACTAAATCTTATCAAGTCAGGTTATAAAGAACTGGAAAGCGATACTGACGAAGAGATTGTAGATCGTTGGTTCAAAGAAGTATGTCGCAATGTAGTTATGGAGACATATGAACAAGAACAAGCAGACCCTTATAATCGAAAAGATATTGATCCTATTACTGGTGCTGAGATGCGAGTTGTTTCAAAAAAAGATTTAGGCGACGGAAGATCAGAGGTTAGTTAATGGAAAATTTAGTATTTTGTAAAAAGTACCAAGAAGAATTGCCAGCAATGACATTTCCTCCTTTACCAGGTGAGAAAGGCAAAACATTGATGGAGACTGTTTCTCAAAAAGCACTTGATGCTTGGAAGTCTCATCAGACTACACTAATCAATGAACGCAGAATGGACTTGTCTAATCCTGAGGCGAGAGCATTTTTAATAGAAGAAATGTATAAGTTCTTTGATAACAAAGAAGTAGCACAAGCAGAAGGTTTTGTCGAGCCTACAAAAGACTCTGAAGTACAATCATATATTCCACCTGCCCCTCCCCCAATAATTTAATTTACCCTTTTTACCCATAAAGGCTTGCTTTCTGCTAGTTTATTGCGTATAATACACTCATATTATGATAAATAAGAGTACTAGTATATGAAATACGCCCTCATAGATACAATGAACACTTTCTTCCGTGCCAAGCATGTTGCGTCACGCAACGCTGATACATGGGAAAAGATAGGTATGGCTTTACATCTCACATTAGGTTCTGTAAATCAAGCAGTTCGTAACTATGGTGTTGATCATGTAGTTTTTTGTTTAGAAGGTCATTCATGGCGTAAAGAGTTCTATACACCGTATAAAGCAAATCGTAAAGTCCAGCAACAAGATATGACAGAAGCAGAAGTCGAAGAGAGTCAGATGTTCTGGGAGACTTATGAGTCATTGATTAAATTTCTACAAGAAAAAACTAATGTCACAGTTCTACGTGACCCGAATGCTGAGGCTGATGATTGTATAGCACGTTTCGCCGCACTACATCCTGACGATGAGCATATCATTATCTCAACTGACACTGACTATCTACAATTGTTATCAGAGTCTGTTCACATGTACAACGGTGTCAACAAGCAGTTGATTACGATTGACGGTTACTTTGATGACAGAGGACGTCCAGTCATTGACAAAAAGACTAAAGAACATAAGACACTAGAAGACCCTCAGTATCTATTGTTTGAGAAGTGTATGCGTGGTGATACGAGTGACAATGTATTTTCTGCTTACCCTGGCGTACGTAAGAAAGGCACGAAGAACAAGACAGGGCTTATCGAAGCGTTTGCTGACAAAGACAAAGGCGGCTTTAATTGGAATAACATAATGTTACAACGATGGACAGATCATAACGAGGTCGAGCATAGAGTAAGAGATGACTACGAACGCAATCGTACATTGATCGATCTAACTGCTCAACCTATTGAGTTGAGAGATGACACTGACAAGTGTATCAAAGAAGGATTAAATGCTAACAAGAATGTAGCACAAGTTGGTGTACATTTTATGAGATTCTGTGGCAAATATGAACTGAATAGAATTAGTGATCAAGCAGATAGTTATGCTAAATGGTTGAACACATCATACGAGGGTAAGTTGATAAATGCCTAACAATAAAATTAACGGAGAAGACATGATTATAGATATTGAATTGACAGCCAAGCCAATTACGGACGGTGAGTTTTGGATTTTAACAGACGGTAAAAATAAAGTAGGAAACGTATCCGCAAACCATGCAGGTTTTGGAGTCCAACTTCAAGGCAGTTTCTTTCAGTTTGAATCTACTAAAGATATCCAGAAGAAAACTAAAATTAAGTTTGTTGCTCCTGAAAAAACAGAACTACCAGAAACAACTCCGTATCCAGAATACCCGACAACGGCTCGTACTTATAATTCAGTATTTGATGTTAAACGTGGATTACATGTTTTCACTAAGACTAGAAAAAGTAAATGTTTTCACGCCGCAGGGTACTTTGTAGTCGAACATAATGGTGTTAATCAAGTGATTTTTTGCCCAAAATATATCTTTATACAGAGATATCCGTATGCTGGTCCATTTAAAACAAAAGACGAAGCAAAAAATCAGATAAATACAGTAGCATGATGTCATCTAATGTTACACATTAAAGATTTTATAAATAAGATGTCAGTGATGGAAAGTAAGCAGAATTCGACTGTTGTACTAACTATTGAACAAGCCCGAGGCTTAAGAGATGACATAACAAACTTGTTGGCAGATTTGCACGAGTTTAGCAAAGAGAAAAAAACGAATGAAGAAACAATTACAGTTCAAGTTAAAGGCGGATCTTTCTGATGAGTAGAAGTCAGCCTTCGGTTATCCTAGAGTATGTAGATAAAGAAACATACAAGTGTGATCAAATTATTGAGGCTTCTGGGATATGGGCAGTCTATTATGACGAGCAACCTATTAATTTAAAATCTTCTCACTACTTAACTAGCGATGCCGCACCCAAGTATAAAAAGACAAGTTTCTCTAATCCTGGTCATGCAAGAAATTTATGTCGTAAATTAAATGCTCAATTCAAAACTGACAAATTTACAGTAGTCTTTTTAAATGCGGGACGTAAAGTATATCCCGATGATATTTCCGAAAACTAAAAAACAAATTACCCAAGCCGTCTTGGAATCTTTGCCAAGAGGTCCTTATCATTCAATACCAATCGATAATGTTATATTCGAATGGTGGCTGACAGGTAGAGGTGGACAGGGCTTACGATTAAATACAGCAGGACTTGACGCATTTAACTTAGCAAAACTTGAATACTATGATTTCCCTTTAGGCCTTGAAAATAAAACAATGCATAGGAAAAGGATTGTCGCTCCTGAATCCTTTGTACAAGAACTAATCAAAAAAATTACATGTCCTTATT